GAATTGGCATCCATGCCATCCATTCCCTGACCAGTTATACCAACTGTTGCATTTATTGCTTTTGCACCTGCACCAAATGCTAATGCTGGTTTTGCAGCATCTGCGAATCCCTTTAATTCGTTTTTGAATGATTCTCCCCCAAAATTACCACCAGATTTAACAATCTTCTTAGCAGCACCAACTACGTTTTGTCCTGCTGCACCTAGTGATACATTCTTATATTCTGCTGTATATTTCTCACTTAACTTGTTTGGTAGGTATAGATATATTGTATCGATGATATCATCGTGCTCATGTCCATAAATATCTATTTTAAGGTAATCTATCACCCTCGTTGGGAAAGCAGCATCATCCTTAATAGCTTCTCTGCTATTTCGATTATTCGCTCCTAACGGTTTACTTGTTGGGAAAACTAACGTCATGTCTTATAAAGGGAAATTCCGACCATCAAACAAACATAAGTACAAAGGTGATCACACTAAGATTATTTATAGGAGTTTGTGGGAAAAAAAATTCATGGGTTGGTGTGACCGAAATGCAAATGTTTTAGAGTGGGGAAGTGAAGAGATTATTATTCCATATCGCAGTCCCGTGGATAATCGTATCCATCGCTATTATCCCGATTTTTATGTTAAGGCGAGGACAAAATCAGGAGGACTCGCAAAGAGCATTATTGAAATTAAACCTTATGCACAAACTCTCCCACCGAAACCTCAGAAAAAGTCTAGGAGGTTTATAACTGAAGTGAAGACTTATGGTGTAAACACTGCTAAATGGAAAGCAGCAAGAGCGTACTGTAAGGATCGTAGAATGGCATTCTTGATATTAACGGAACATCATCTAGGAGTATGAGTATCTTCACGGACGTAAAAGATTTAGCAGGAGGTGCCATGCAGTCTAAGCAATGGTACAGAGAGCAGTTGCAGTATGGATTGGAACCATATACTGGTGCTTTCACTCTAGGTGACATTATATTCTTTAATTACTCAGCAGCGACACCTAATCTACCATTCTGGGATACATTTCCAATGGTTAGAATCACAGATGTGGACTATGATAAGATGCAATTCTCTGGTGGTAATATACATTATTTGAGACCTAGTAGTAGAAAAAGTATGGCAAATACATGGGCTGCTGGTAGTATTTCATATCCTATGCGTTGTCACCATAAATACTTTATGAGTAATGTGACAAGTGCATATAATGTACCTCAAGAGGAGTTGGAGGATATGACTCCACTACCAGTTGAGCAATTTGTTATTAACCCACCTGGACTAGGGAAAACAATGGAGGTACCTAGTCGGATCATATGGAGTAGACTTAAGTAATGGCAAATAGTTTTACCAATTTCAGAAATCTAGTAGCAAAGGGAGCTAAAGAGCCAGCAAGGAGTAATCTATACTCTGTGAGGTTGGACTTACCCCAATGTCTTATGATGAACGATGTTAACTTGAGGACTAGAGGTAGAGATGTATTTGAGTCTGTTAATTACTTCGCTGATAACGTAACAGTACCAGGAAAGAGAATTACTACAGGACAGATAAGAGATGTAGGTCAGCAACGTAATTTTGCTACAGATACAGCATCTACTGATATAACATGTGACTTTATCGTTACAAAGGATTTAATACATCGAGAGATGTTTGAGAAATGGATGCAGTACACTGCTAGTGATGCTGAGAATAGAGTGACATTATATGAGGAATACACAACTAATATGATGGTGAGTAAGTGGGAGTTAGGATCTAATATTGTATGGAATGGACGTACTCAGTTAGGTAAACCATACCAACAAAGATTAAATAGAGCAACAGGTGTCTGGCAGATGTTTGGTGCATTCCCATACGATATGTCAGCACTTAGTTTTAACAACGGACAGACTGATCTATTGAAATTGACTATATCCTTCTACTATGAGAGATATAGGTTTGATACCATTGGTGGTGACGCTACCCGTTTCGATGCAGGTGACCGTCATATCAACTTCTTCAATGAATCTGCCAATATAATGGGATACGATACCGAGCAGAAAGATGTTGCTCGATATGGTGTCTAAATAAAGATAAGATAATTACTAAATTATGCCTTTACCCAAGTTATCCATACCTGAGTATGAAATGGAATTGCCTGTTACAGGCAAGAAATTAACATACCGTCCCTTTCTAGTGAAAGAGGAGAAATTGCTTTATCTCGCTATGGAGTCGAATAACGACAAAGAGATGATTAAAGCAGTGAAGACTATTATTAAAAACTGCACCAGTTTGAAAGGAAAAGTAGAAGATCTCGCAACCTTCGAGATTGAGTACATCTTCCTTAGAATTAGATCTAAAGCAGTTGGTGAGGTCAGTGAGTTTAAGATTACTGCACCTGATGATAATGAAACCAAGATTGATGTTACAGTACCTCTAGATAAAGTTACTGTTGAAGTACCTGAAGGACATACTAGCAAGATTGAGTTAGATGGAAACGTAGGTATTAAGATGAAGTATCCATCATTGGATGTATTCATTCAACAGAACCTAACTGAGAATCCTGATATTGATGACATCTTCAAACTCGCTGCTGGTTGTATAGACCAAGTGTGGGATAGTGAAGAAGTTTATGACACTTTCAGTAAGACTGAAGCATTAGATTTCCTTGAGGAGTTGAATTCCGAGCAATTTGCTAAGGTACAAGACTTCTTCCAGACTATGCCTAAGTTATCTTATACAATTCCAGTATATAACCCTAAGACAAAGGTTAAGAGTGAAGTGGTATTAGAAGGTCTAGCATCTTTTTTCGAGTAGCCCTAATGCACGATAGTCTTGAGAATTACTACAAGACTAACTTCGCATTAATGCAACACCACAAGTATTCTCTAACTGAGTTAGAAAATATGATGCCTTGGGAACGTGATGTTTATGTGAATCTGCTTATTGCTCATATCCAAGAGGAAGAGAGAAGGCAGAAATCTGAAGAACAAAAAATGTCTCTATAAATGGCAATTAAATCGTTTGTTACAATTAAACCATTTAAGATCTCTAGTAAGCTGGACGCAGACTTCAACGAGATCCGTAAGGGAATTAATCGTACTGGTGTTGTAACACAGGGCATTGCCAATAACTTTTTTGAAACGAATACGATCATTGAGTTCCAACGTGATTGGCTTCGTACAGATATAGCAGAGAAGACAGAGAAATTAGATAGTGACGATAAAAAGAAGAAGACTATATGGTCTAAGGGTATTAGAGCATTCAGAAATATGTTCCGCAAGAAGAAGCGGAGTGACGTAGAGAATGCTGTAGAGCAAGGTGAGAAGGACGCAGATAAGAATGTTAAGAAGAGATGGGAGACCATCAAGAAACCATTTGAGGGTATGTTCAAGAAACTTGGAGGTTTCTTGGAGTCACTCCTAGGTGGTTTTATACTGTACGGTATATTTGACTGGGTATCTAAGATGCCAGAGTCAGCAGAGAAGGTATTCAAATTAATATTTGCTATTGGTAAGTTTGCATTTGCCATACTAGGATTTGGTATCAATGGCATAATGAACGGTCTCACCAATATATTTGGTGCGTATGAAGAGAATCCTGTTAAGAGAGGATTAAGAGGAGTACTAGGAGTATTACAATTACTAGGTGGTATTGCTGCATTTAAGACAGCACAATACTTGATAATGCCATGGAAGGCAGTACAAGATTTTAATGGTGTTAGAGAGACCTTTGCTAGGAATACTCAGACACAAGCAGAGATAAAGGCAAGTGCTAGTGCAAGACGTACAGGATATAGAGATAAGAAGACAGGTGTAATATACAGTAAGGAAGAGTACGAATCTATTCAGAAGTCTGCTAAGAGAGCAGATGCTAAGAGAGGTAAGCAAGCAGGTAAGGGGATGAAGTCTGACCTTTACCAAAATAAGGCAAAGGATAGATTCCAAGGACAATTTAAAGGAGCAAAGAAAGGACCACTGAGTAAGTTGCAGCAACGTGGTCGGATAATGGGTAAGAAGGGACTCAAGTTAGGTAAGCAAGGTTTTGGTAAGGTAGGTAAGTTTGCAAAGGCAAGACCAGGTGCAGCAGCAGGAGGTTTATCGATATTAGGTGGAGCAACACGTATAGCATCAGGTATAGCATCAGGTGAGAAGAAGTCTGCTGCTATAGGTGCAGGTGTTGGACAGGCAGCAGGTGGTTTAATAGGTGGTGCAGTAGGTACTGCATTACTTGGTCCTTTCTTAGGTCCATTCGCACCTATCGTAGGTAATGCTATTGGTGGTTTCTTAGGTGAGTGGGTAGGTAAGACTTTAGGTCCAATCATGGAGCCTATCTTTGGACCTATTGGTAGAGCATTTAAGATGTATGGTCAGGTGATCTGGGGTGTAATGAAAGATGTCTTTATACCTTTTAAAGAGACCTTTGATGCACTGATGGGATTCCTGAGTGGGTTAGGTGAATTATTGATGAAAGGTGCTAAGATGGTGGGAGATTTCGTTTCTTTCGTCTTAGGTGCTGCTGTAGATGCAATTAAATGGATCATTGGTCAAGTTATCAATGGTGTGAAGAATCTTATAGCATTCGCTAAGAATCCTATAGGGTTTGCATGGAAGGTTATAAGATCTAGAGGCAAGGTCTTACAAGTAGGACAAGAGAAAGCTGAAGGTGGTTCAGTACCAGTATACGGACATAGAAAGGATATCTACCCAATAACAACACCACAGGATTATAGTATGGGCGGTCTAGTAAATGGCATTGCAGCAGCAATGATTGGAAGTAGTGCAATGTTTGCACCAGCGATGGCAGAGGGTGGACATATAGTAACATCACAAATGGGTCAGAGAGGATTTAAGTTATCACCTGGTATGCACATGGGTGTTGATATTGCTACTGAGGTAGGTGAAGAAATACGTGCAATGTCAGATGGATTTGTTGATGCAGTAGGTCACGATTCTGGATATGGATTCTGGGTCAGTTGGGTAGATAGTAAGGGATATGGTCATTTCTTTGCACATCTTGATAAGATGCCAACAGTCCAGAAAGGACAGAAGACAGCTAAAGGTGCAGTACTAGGTTATACAGGTAATACAGGTAGATCATCTGGACCTCATCTACACTGGGAGATGGCACTTGACCCTCAAGATACTGGTAGACCTAAGTCAGATGTATTATCAAGGGTTAATCCACTTGATTTCTATAGTAAGGAAGCTCCATTTGGCGGTAAAATTGTTACAGGTGTGTTGAAAGGTGAGAAAGAGGTAGTGTTTGATAAACGTCTTATGAAAGATGGTGCAGGTAATGTTGCTATAGCTGGTCTTAGAGGTGCTTCAACACTACTTGATAATGCAGTAGGTGTCTGGAATAAAACTTATGGTAGAGTTCCAGGTCTTAAGATTGCACCACCAAATATCTCTGGAAAGATTGCTCAAATTAGAAAGCAAGCAGAGAGGATGTCAGATGAAGATATGATGCCACTGATTGTAAGAGGTACTAATACAGTCGTTGAGCAACAGGTGATAAATAATAGTGGCGGTGGTGACTCAGTAATCAAGGTCTATGGCACCGCAAGAGCAATGTTAACATAATATGGCAACTGCACCTCCTATTAAAGTAAAGAAGGCTACTCTGTATAAGATGATATCTTATAAGGGTACTAATACTGGGATGCAGTCTGTTATTTCTGGGATGAACTCTTTGGGTCAGACCCTTAATAGCATCTCTCTAAACTCTCAGGCAATGGTTGAGGGATGGAGGACAAATATTGCCACACAGATAAAGAATAATCAGGCATTAATTAAGAAGGAAGATCAGATATCAAAGAATGAGGAGAAGAGAGATAAGATTAAGGATGAGGAAGAGAAGAAGAGAAGAGGTAAGGCAGCAAGAGATAGTGCTGAGAATAAGTCAGAGACAGAACCAGCACTCAAGAAGATAGCAAAGGCATTTAAGAAGGGATCTGAGAAAGCATTTGGTGGTCTATTCAGTGGAATAGTAAAGGTTGCTAAGTGGTTATTCAGTATCATGGCACTGTACAAGGTGTTTGACTGGATCTCTAATAACCCTGATAAGGTAGAGAAACTATTCAAGGGTCTTGCTGCTGTAGGTAAGTTTATATTTAAGATAGTAGGTTTCCTAGCAGGGTCATCGTTAGATGGTCTGACTAAATTCTTAGAGAATCCTATTAGTCTGAAGGGATTATTCGGTGCACTCCAGTTCATTGCATCGGCAGCCCCATTGTTCCTAGGACTGGCATTTCTTAAGAATCCTATAGGCACAGTAAAAGCGGTAGGATGGGTAATATCTAAACTGGGTGGTGCTTTCGGAGGAATGAAGAAGGCAGCCCTGATGGGTATCAAGAAGGGATGGAAATTATTTCAAGGTGTTGCAGGTGGTATAAAGGGTGTAGCTAAGAATATGTTACCCAAGGTGGGTAAATTTATGAGTGGTGCAGGAGGTAAAGTACTAGGATCACTAGCTGCTGGATCTGCTGCTGCTATGTTAGTGAAGGAGCAAGGTGGTAGTGGAGCAGAGATAGCAGGTGCTGGTGTTGGTGCAGGTGCTGGTCAAGCAATAGGATCTGCATTAGGTGCTGCTACTGGTATACCTGGAATGGGTATGCTTGCAGGTGCTGCTGGAGGATTCTTAGGTGGTAAAGCAGGTAAAGCAATAGGTGGAGCACTAGAGCCAGTTGTTGAACCAATCAAGAAGTTTGTTGGTCAGATTGGTGAAGTATTTGGTAAGGTGATGGAGCCTATACAAAAGAATTTTGGAGAATTCTTTACTATACTTGGTAACTTTATGAGTGGTATACTTGATGCTGTAGAGCCTCATCTACCACTAATCACTAAGATACTAGGAATAGGTGTTAAGGCAATGTTCTTCCCCTTATTCATGGGAATGAA